GGTTACATTGTTGATGCCCACGGGGCTGATCCTAAGTCTGAGCTCGAAGCTAAGAGGTTAAGAGATGCTTGGATTGAACACCCTGATCATACTATCGCAAAAGCCCTCGTTGCAGAGCGAGCTGTATTCTTTGTTCTACTACCTATGTTTCGCTTTCTTGGTGACGCTGCTCTTAGAACAGTATCAGCTGATATATCCAGAGATGAACAGATCCACGTTGCGACAAATAGCCTCGTATGTGCTGAGCTGGGTCTTGTTCCTAGCTCTAGTTTGGATAAGCTTCGGAAGGCAACTATTAACTGGGTAGTGCAACCACTACAAACAAATACAACTGATAAATATTTAGACAAAAAATTCTGGCTGGATGCGAGCGATCAGTTAATGTATCAAGGAAAAGCTCCACAGTTTTCCGACACCAAAGCAGCTCGTATGCCAGCGTTCTTTGAACATGCAAACACAAACCTACCCCAGTACGCTTAACTTTCATTCAGAAAAGTTAGAGAAACTGGTAGAGGATTTAGAATCCAAGTTCGCTTGGTATCCCGTCCACCCCAAGGAGGACTTAGCCTCCATCATGTATCGCTCTGGACAACAAGAAGTGGTACAGTATATAAAATCTATTTTAAACGAAGATAATGTGTCTATTTAGATCAAACCCAACGCCTATGCCTACACCAGCTCCTATACAACCAAGGCAGCCTGACGTAGTGCAAGCATCAAGACTACCTAGCAAGAAAGAGTTAGTAGATCCTGATGAAGTAGCAGGCGTAGAGTATGGTACAACAGCTAAGACTGATCCACGAGGAACAGCTAAAAAGACTGGTACAGATGCTCTTAAAATTAATATTAATACACCAACTGCTGGTGGTACAACAGGTGGTATGAATGTATAAGGCAAAGGAAAGATACAATAAACTGTCATCAGGTAGAACTCAGTTTCTAGATATGGCAGTCGAATGTTCTGAACTTACCTTACCATATCTCATACAGAGAGACGATAACTTTAAAGGCAAACGAACACTGCTACAACCATGGCAGTCAGTCGGAGCCAAGGCCGTCGTTACTTTAGCAGCCAAGCTTATGTTGGCTACACTACCTCCACAGACTAGCTTCTTTAAGCTACAAGTAAGAGACGATAAACTTGGAGAGACACTCGACCCACAGATGCGTACAGAGTTAGACTTATCATTCTCAAAGATAGAGAGATTGATAATGGATTTCATAGCTGCATCTAATGATAGAGTTGTTGTACATCAAGCACTAAAACACCTAATCGTTGGTGGTAACGCACTTATCTTTATGGGTAAGGATGGTCTAAAGACTTATCCCCTATCAAGATACGTGGTAAACAGAGACGGTAATAGTAATGTTATAGAAATCATTACAAAAGAGCTGATTAGCAGAAAGGTTCTGGGGATTGAGAAACCTCCAGAGGAACAGGGACCGAACAGTAATTACCTTGGTCCAGATGAAGACGACGCTGAGGTATACACCTGTGTCAAGATGGATGAGAACAGCGGTAGCTGGAGATGGCATCAAGAAGTGGACGACATGATCCTTGAAGGTAGCCAAAGTTCAGCACCGAAGAACGCCTCACCATGGTTAGTGCTTCGATTCAATACAGTAGACGGAGAAGATTACGGACGTGGTAGAGTAGAGGAATTTATTGGAGACTTACGTAGTCTTAATGGATTAGCTCAAGCTCTTGTAGAGGGTGCAAGTGTGGCAAGTAAAGTTATTTTTCTTGTATCACCTTCATCAACTACCAAACCACAGACCTTAGCCAAAGCTGGTAACGGAGCTATCATACAGGGTAGACCAGAAGATGTAGGAGTCGTGCAAGTCGGTAAGACAGCAGACTTCAGTACAGCAGCACAGCTGTCAGCACAGATAGAAAAAAGAATACTCGAAGCTTTCTTAGTTATGAATGTAAGAAATGCGGAGAGAGTTACAGCTGAAGAGGTACGCCTCACACAGCTAGAGCTAGAGCAATCCCTCGGCGGCCTGTTCAGCTTACTAACGGTAGAGTTTTTAGTACCCTACCTCAACAGAACTCTGTTAATACTACAGAGATCTAACCAAATACCAAGACTACCTAAAGACGTCGTGAGACCTAAGATCGTAGCTGGTATTAACTCACTCGGTAGAGGACAGGACAACGAGAGCTTGACTAGATTTATGGGCACAGTAGCTCAGACTCTAGGACCAGAAGCACTCATTAAATTTGTCAACCCATCTGAAGCTATACAAAGACTAGCAGCAGCACAGGGTATAGATGTACTCAACCTAATCAGAACTCCAGAACAACTACAAGCAGAGCAAGATAAGCTTATGCAGATGCAGGCACAGAAGTCACTCGTTGATCAGACAGGACAGATTGCAGGCACACCTCTGATGGACCCACAAAAGAATCCACAGATAGCAGAACAAGCATCGGCAGCTATTGAAGGTTTGTCTGGAGGCCAAGTACCACCACAAGAATAGAATGGCAGCAGAAGAACAAACATTTACAGTAGATACAACAGTACCTACAGAAACTCTCACCGATAACCTAACGCCAGACGAGCAAGACTCTCTGGCTGTTGGTGAAAAGATGGTCGAGGAGCAAGAACAATTACTAGCTGGTAAATATAAATCAGCTGAAGAGTTAGAGAAAGCATACAAAGAGTTAGAAGCAAAGCTAGGTGACAAACCAGAGCAAGCTGAAGCAGAACCAGAGTCAGAACCAGAGGCTACATCTCTCTCTGACAATGCTAATGTAATTACATCGGCATCAGATGAGTACTACGCTAACGAAGGTAAGCTATCTCCAGAAACCTTAGAGAAATTTCAAGGCATGTCAAGTCAAGACTTAGTTAATGCTTACTTAGAAGTAACTAAAAGCCCTGACTGGCAAGCACAGCCACCAGCTGAAACAGCTGACATATCTGATTCACAGATAAATGAAGTTAAGAACGCAGCCGGTGGTGATGCAGCATATGGCAACATGGTAAAATGGGCAGGGGCTAATCTAGATGCAAAATCTATTGAAGCCTTTGATCAGATTGTAAACACTGGTACTTTAGATGCTATCAGGTTTGCAGTCCAAGGTTTGAAATCACAGTATGATGCAGCTAACGGAGTAGAAGGAGCAATGGTACAAGGTAAAGCAGCACCCAACAAAGGTGACACTTTCCGCAGTCAAGCAGAGCTAGTCCAAGCAATGAATGACCGAAGGTATGATAACGACCCTGCCTACAGGCAAGATGTTATCGAAAAACTAGACAGATCAGACTTATCATTTTAGGAGAAATCACATGCCGGCAGGTAAAGGTACATACGGAAGCAAGAAAGGTAGACCACCAGCTAAGGGGAAGAAAAAAGTAAACCCAAAGCTCGCAAAGCTGCCACCAAAAGTTGCGGCTGCAATCACTAAAAACATGAACAAGAGGAAGAAGTAATGGCACACCCTCCCGGTCAGCTTCCTCCTTACAAAAAACCTGACAAACCTAGCAGTCCTTATGAGCCGGGTAAATCCCCGATGCCATCAAGAGAGACTAAGCTAGCCAAGATGAAAAAGAGGACTAACAACAATGTCAACGAAACGTAAAGGGCTTAAGATTGCTAGTGCTATTACTCCCAAAGATTTTGGACCCATGAAACTTTATGGTATACCTCACATCAGAACTAAGTATATTAAAGATTTCGAGATGCACAACTTTAGAAACTTTATTAGAAGTAGTGGAGGTGGTAATTTTCCTTTAGCTCAAAACAAAAACAGTTTAAAGATAGCTAGTGACACAACAGCTGACATGGGTTATGTAACTGAAAAAGGTTTCTTTCTAGATGGAGCTGGAGATGCGTATATCAACACACCTGATGGATTTAAAAACGACGGTGAGTATAATATAGATATACATGGAATGGTAGTTCCTCTAGCTAAAAATAAAAAGCAACGATCTAAACTACAGATAGCATAATGGCAGTCAAGAAAAAGAATGTCAGTCTCAAGATGGGCAAGCATAAATCTCGCTCAGGTGGACTGACAGCAGCCGGTAGAAAAAAGTACAACGCTGCTACCGGCTCTAACCTCAAGGCTCCACAGCCCGGAGGTGGTGCACGTAAACGTTCTTTCTGTGCTCGCATGAGTGGAGTAAAAGGACCAATGAAAAAACCAAACGGCAAGCCTACAAGAAAGGCTCTTGCCCTACGCAAATGGAAATGCTAACATGGCTATAACATACAACGAAGACGGTAGTCAATCACGCACTATTACAGAGAGGAAGCAGAAACTCGCTATGGATATCTTTCCTAAGAAGCTTCCTAAAGATATAGAAGATCAACTCAATGAGCCACAAGAACCAAGAGATGGTAAGAAGATCCTTAAAAGATTAATGAAAAAAATTAAGAAAGGTCAAGTCTGATGCCAGCTAAAAGGGGATTGTACGCAAACATTCACGCCAAGCGTAAGCGGATTGCCGCTGGCTCTGGTGAGAAAATGAGAAAGGTGGGTTCTAAGGGCTCTCCCACCGCCGCTAACTTTAAACAGTCAGCGAAAACAGCAAAACCTTACAAGAAAAAATCACCCAAAAAGAAAAAGAAATGACAGATAAACTCATAAACATTTATCCAAATGAGACTCCACCTAGAGTTATTCCAAACTATCCAATTAACAAACATCCAATCATGACAAACGAAGCAGAAAGATTTAATGGCTGGGCAGCAATGCTTGGTTTCGTAGCAGCAGTAGGTGCTTACGCAACAACAGGACAAATTATCCCCGGTATATTTTAATGGCAGCTATCTCAGTAACAAGAGGTAACACTACTACTAACTGGCAGAGCTTCTGTGAGTGGGTTACAAGCACAAACAACAGACTATATGTAGGTTGGTTTGGTGTCTTAATGATCCCTACATTGCTAGCCGCAACAACTTGTTTTATTCTCGCCTTCATCGCAGCACCGCCTGTAGACATAGACGGCATACGTGAGCCAGTTTCCGGCTCGTTATTATACGGAAACAATATTATATCAGGAGCAGTCGTCCCCTCCTCTAATGCAATCGGACTACACTTTTACCCTATATGGGAAGCCGGCACACTGGACGAGTGGCTATACAATGGCGGACCATATCAACTCATTGTCTTTCATTTCCTCATAGGTGTTGCAGCTTATGCTGGTAGACAGTGGGAGCTATCTTATAGACTCGGCATGAGACCGTGGATCTTTGTTGCTTACACAGCACCTCTATCCGCAGCTCTAGCTGTATTCTTGGTCTACCCTTTCGGACAGGGGAGTTTCAGTGATGGTATGCCTCTTGGTATTTCTGGTACTTTTAACTTCATGTTTGTATTCCAAGCAGAACACAATATCCTTA